CGGCTGTGATGAAAGCCTTATCCGTAAGAGTTATTCCGAATATCTTACAAAAGGAAGAGCAGAGATGAAATTAAGGCTAAGACAGTTACAATGGAAGAGTGCTGAAAAGTTAAATGCTGTGATGTTGATATGGTTAGGTAAACAAATGTTAGGTCAATCTGATATACCGATTGGAGAAGATAATCAGCCTTTAGAGTGGACTATTGATTAGTGCCTCTTAGTGAACCACAAAAAGAAGTAATACTTTCAGAAAAGCGCTTTAGAGTTTTATTGTCAGGTCGTAGATTTGGTAAGACCTTTGTGGCACTTAATGAACTAGCTAAGTTTGGTAGATTTCCAAACAAAAAGATATTCTACATAAGTCCCAGCTACAGACAGAGCAGAGAGATAATGTGGAAACCATTAAAAGAAAAGATGTTAGAGCATAGATGGGTAGCTAAAATAAATGAAACACAATTAACTTTATCTTTACGAAATGGGACGACAATAAGCCTGAAGGGTAGTGAAAATGAGCAGAGCCTAAGAGGTAGTGGATTATCATTTGTTTGCTTTGACGAAATACAAGACATAAAGCCTGAGGCTTGGTATGAAGTAATTAGACCTACACTTTCTGATAAGTATACTATGGGTTCAGCTTTATTTTGTGGCACACCAAAAGGATATGGAAATTGGTCATATGAGTTATACTCTAAACAAGACCCTGAATGGGAAAGTTTTAAGTTTACTACTATTGAAGGTGGTCAAGTAACTCAAGATGAAATAGATCAAGCTAAGAATGACCTAGATGAGAGAACATTTCAACAAGAATATTTAGCTACATTTGTTAATTATGCTGGAGTCATTTATTATAACTTTGACAGAAACAAACATATTATTGACACATATGAACAAAAAGAAATAGTTTTACATATCGGAATGGACTTTAACTATTCCCCTATGGCTTGTTGCGTGGCTCAAGTAATCAATAATAATTTAATCGTTTTTGATGAGATACAAATATACAACGCAAATACAAATGATATGATTGACGAAATAAAAGCAAGATACGGAGTAAGAAATATTGTGATTTATCCTGACCCAGCCGCTAGACAAAGAAAGACAAGTGCTGGTGGCTCAACTGATTTATCTTTATTAAGAAATGCTGGTTTCAATGTTAAAGTAAAAGCAACACACCCACCTGTAAGAGATAGAATAAATGCAGTTAATTCTAAATTAAAAAATGCTAATGGAGTGTCAAGTCTTTTCATAACCAAATCTTGCAAAAATTTAATTAAAAGTTTAGAAAGACAAATATACAAAGAGGGAACACATATACCTGACAAGGATAGTGGCTTTGACCATATGGCTGATGCAGTTGGATATATGATTGAGTATTTGTTTCCTTTGCGTAGAGATTTTAAACCAAGTGAACCGACTAGGTGGAGTTAGATGGCGATATATACAAGAGAGTTCTTAACAGCTAGACACAGCGACTATGAGAAAAACTTTCATAGATGGAACTTCCATTACAGATCATATTTAGGTGGAGATGATTATGGAAATGGATTTTATCTAAATAGATATATCCTAGAGTCTGATGAGGAATACATGAAAAGGGTTGGATTTACCCCTTTAGATAATCATTGTAGAAATGTTATTCAGATTTATTCAAGTTTTTTATTTAGAGTTCCAGCAACAAGAGACTATGGGTCATTAAATGGAGACCCAGATTTAGAGTCTTTTTTAGATGATGCAGACTTAGATGGTAGAAACTTTAACAATGTAATTAAAGAAATGCAAACTCAAGCATCTATTTATGGTACTTGTTGGGGAATAGTGGATAAGCCAAGTGTTATAACTAATACTAGAGCAGAGGAATTATCTCAGGATATAAGACCATATATTTCTATTTATACCCCAGATAATGTTTTAAATTGGGATTATGAAAGATACCCTAACGGAAAGTTTTACCTTACTTCTCTAACTATACTTGAAGATTTAACTGATGATGTAGCAACTATAAAAGTTTGGTCATTAGAAGATATTACTACTTATAAAGTTGATGATTATATGAAAGAATATACAGCCTCAAAACCTGTATTGTTAGATGAGCAACCAAATCCATTAAATGAAATACCAGCAGTTATTCTTTATAATCAAAAGTCTCAAAGAAAAGCTATAGGTATATCTGATTTATCTGATGTTGCAGAATTACAACAGTCTATCTACAATGATTATTCTGAAACTGAGCAATTAATAAGATTAAGTAACCACCCTAGTTTAGTCAAAACACCTAATGTTGAGGCTAGTGCTGGTGCTGGTTCAGTTATTGAAATGCCTGAAGATTTACAGGCTGATCTAAAACCTTATATTATACAACCTTCAGCACAATCTTTAGATAGTATTATGAACTCTATTAGTATGAAAGTAGATGCTATTAACAGAATAACACATATGGGTTCTGTTAGAGCCACAGAAAAAACTATTAATTCAGGCATAGCTTTACAAACAGAGTTTCAATTACTTAATGCTAGGCTATCTGAGAAGGCTGATTTATTAGAAAATGCTGAGGAGCAGATATGGTCATTGTTTGCGAAGTGGCAAAACAAAGTATTTGATGGTCAAATAGATTATCCTGATACATTTGATTTAAGAGATTATGCGGCTGATCTACAATTCTTACAGGTTGCAAAAGCTAGTGGAGTTAAATCAGACACATATACAAAGGAAATAGATAAACAAATAGCAAAGGCAGTTATTGATGATGATGAAAAAATTGATGCAATTAATCAAGAGATTGATGCAACCTCAACAACAATCGGTCAGTTCCAAACAACTCTTCCCACAGGTGAAGAAGAAGAAGAGTAATGGCAAAGAAAAAACGAAAAAAAAGAAAAGTACCAAAAGACAAGGACTCAGGACTTCCAAAGAAATACCTGTCAGGTCTAAAAGGGTCAAAAAGGTCAAGAAGAGCAAGTCTAATTAAAAGGGTAGCATCTATTTATAAATCAGGTGGTGTTATTCCTAAATCATTACTGAGAGCAAGGACAAAAGCATAATGGCAGTTAGAAGAAAACCTTTATCAGCTAGTGTTAAGGCTACTCTTAGAAGAAAAGCCAAAGCATCAAAGCGCTATACCTACGGAACTTTAGCTAAAGTTTATAGAAGAGGACAAGGTGCTTTTCTAAGTGCTGGTTCTAGAAGAGTTCCTATGGCGGCTTGGTCTATGGGTAGAGTCAATAGTTTCCTTAGAGGCTCAAGAAAACATGATTTAGACTTACGCAAAAAGAAAAGAAAATAATGGCTAAATACAGAGGAAGAACTGTTAAGCTAAATAAACCTTTTAGAACTTCAGGTGCAAGGAAGAAGTTTGGGGTTTATGTCAAAAATAAGAAAACAGGAAATGTTCAAGTTATTAGATTTGGAGACCCTAATATGTCTATCAAAAAGAACAACCCAGCTAGACAAAAAAGTTTTCTAGCAAGACATGGTGCTATCCTTAAAAAAGTAAAAGGACAAAAAACCTTAGCACCTGTCTATTGGGCAATAAAGTCTTGGAGAAAAGGCTTTAATGTATAATGGCAAGACAAGAATTTTTAGAGAGGTTACAAGATAGCCACGAAATACAAATCAAGAAAACACTTGAAGATTTAGAGGCTAGAATAGTATCACAAATATCAACTCTTACTGAGGGTGCTGATGCAGTTTCAACACAAATAGCTATTGATCTTAGAACAGATTTAAAAAGATTTATTGATGAAACATATAGAACTACAGCCGATACTTTAGTTAGGGATTATGACCAAATAGTAAAAGAATTTATGGAAGAGTTTGGTGGTTTAGATATTCCTGATAAGTTTAAATCATTAACTAAGGTAGATTTACTAACTATTAATCAATTAAAGTTTCAGCAGTTTGCTGGTTTTGAGGATTTAGCTAGTAGATACCTTAATGAAATATCATCTCAAGTTTATCAGAACGCAATAGCTGGTAAGCCTTTTAATGATATGGTTAAAGACTTGAGAGGCTTAATTACAGGTGAAGTTGATAGAAGAGGTAGACCAATGAGTACCTATGCGTCACAGATTGCACATGACTCAGTAATGCAGTTTGATGGTCAGTTTACAGTTTATAAATCTAAAGAGGCTGGACTTAATAAGTTTAAATATACAGGGACTTTAGTAGGAGACTCAAGACCTCATTGTGTTACCCATTTAAACAAAGTTTATACTGAAGAGCAAATTAGAAGTATTTGGCAATCTTCTTGGGCTGGTAAATCTGAAGGAGACCCATTTACTGTTAGAGGTGGATATAGATGCAGACATACTTGGTTGCCTGTTGCTGATGAGTTCTTTGATGCTGAAGAACCTCAAGATACACCTATACAAGTTCCTACTATTCCAAGACAAACAGGAAGAATAAAAGCAAATCAATTACAAGGCATAGGATATACTACCTTAATTGCTAAGTTAGATGATACATTTACCAAAAATGCTAATGACAAAAGATATGTAATTAATCCAATTACAAAAGAACCAGCTAGAATTTTTAAAGGTAGTAAAATTGATGATTATGGAAAAACTAAAATTACAAAGATTGAGAATAGAAATTCAAGAAGATATGGAAAAGAAACATTTGAATATTCAAATGAAGATTATGCGGCAATTAATTTAGTTGTTGAAGAACTAAATGATTTAGCAAAAAAATATAATATTCAATCTATCAGAGGTATAAAAAAAGTAGGTGGGGATAGAGTTGTTGCAAATATGGGTGATGGAGTTTTAGGTCTTAATATAAAACATATAAGGTTAAAATCTGAGAGAAATACAAGGACTACTTCTAAATGGAAATTTGGAGATGATAAATCAAAAAGACCATTTACTGTTGAGCAATATTTTGATGACCCATTAGATAGAACAAGGGCAACTTTATATCACGAATTTGGTCACCATTTACACCAGCAAATGTTTGTTAAAAATTTTAAAGAATATAGAAACCCAAAACTTGAAAAAGATTTAATAAGAATTCCATATTTTAAAAGAAAAGGTGCATCTTTATATTCTGATGTAAATTCAAAAGAATGGTTTTGTGAAAACTTTGCTTTATTTCATATGGATAAAAAAGACCTAGTAGACCCAGAATGGATTAAATTTTTTAAGGAGAATATAGAAAATGTCAAAGGAATTTAAAGAGGCTTTTAAACTAAGTCAAAATGAGGAATTAACAGTAAAAGATTATTTACGAATAAAAGAATTATCTAGGTTAATACCTTTAAGTGAAGATTATGAAATGGGTTGGTTATTAGAGTCATTGTATTTAAAAATACCAAAACTTGTAGATAAAGAAGGTAATGATAATTTTCTTGAAGAAGAAGATAAATAATATAAATCTTAAGCAAAAAGGAGACTAATATGGCTGACGAGCAAAAAACGGAACAGGAACAACAACCTGTTGAAAATAATGTTGAGACTACAGTAGAAGAAAAAGAACCAATGGTATCACAAGCTGAAGTTGATAAAATAGTTGAGAGAAGATTAGCTAGAGAAAAATCTAAATACGAAAAGATGTATTCAGGTATTGACCCTGAACAAGCTAGAAAACTATTAGAAGAAAAAGAAAATAAACAAATGGAAGATCAAAAGGCTAGAGGTGAGTTTGAAAAGATATTAAAAGAACAAGCTGAAAAATCTAATAAAGAGATAGCTGGTTTAAGATCTGAAATTGAAAAAGTAAAAGTTGATGGTGCATTAGTAACAGCCGCATCTAAAAATCAAGCAATCAATCCTGAACAGGTAAAAGATTTGTTAAAAGGTAAAGTTAAATTAACTGATGATGGAAAAGTAGAAATACTTGCAGAAAATAATCAGCCAATGTATAACAAAGACGGAGACCTGAAAAGTATTGACGAATATGTAAAGGACTTCATTACAGAAAACCCACACTTCCAAACAGCAACCCCATCAGGGTCAGGAAGTAAGGCAAATCTGGGTAAGGTAGACGCAAAGCCATTTAATCTTGCGGACTTAGATATGACAAAGCCTGAAGATAGAAAGCAATATGCTGAATATAAAAAGGTTAGGGATAGAGAACCCACAGTCATAAATTTAACAAAAAGCTAATAGGAGATTATTATGGCTAACGAAACGACAAGTAGCACGATATCGGAACTGTATACCGAAATCGTAGCTGAAGCATTGTTTGTTGCTCAAGAGCAATCAATCATGCGTGGTCTAGTGCGTAATTACACAATCGCTGGTGGTGGAAAATCTGTAGAAGTACCGATTTATGCCAATGTATCGGCGGCCGCTGTAAATGAAGCAACAGACCTAAGTAATACAGCAATTAATCCAAGTTCTGTAACTATAACAGCATCAGAAATTGGAATTATGACTACATTAACAGACCTAGCAAGAAATTCAGCACCAAGAAATGTTGCGGCAGATATCGGTAAATTATTCGGTGAGGCTATTGCAACAAAAATTGATACTGACCTTGCGGCTCTATTCTCAGGTTTTTCAACACAGAAAGGACCGGGAGCTGGTGCTGAGCTAACTGTTCAAGATTTATTTGAATGTGCGGCTGAACTAAAAACTAACAAAGCACCCGGACCATACTACGGAGTGTTTCACCCTAAACAAATTTTTAATGTTAAAAAATCTTTAACAAATACATTTGTTGGTAGAGATACAGACTTATCAAACGAAGCTATGAGAAGTGGTTTTGTAGGTAATATTGCTGGTATTCAAATCTTTGAAAGCTCAAATATTGCAGTTGATGGTTCTGACGACTCTATTGCTGGAGTATTTTCTCAAGATGCTATTGGTTTAGCTATGATGCAAGACCTAAAAATTGAGAGCCAACGTGATGCCTCTTTACGAGCTGATGAGGTAGTTGCTACGGCGGTTTTTGGTGTAGGAGAACTTCACGATAGTTATGGAGTTAAACTAACAGCAGACACTTTAGCGGCTTAGTAAACTTAATATTAAGGGGTGGTATATCCACCCCTTATTTGGTATAAAAAATTATGACTATAGAAACTGTAAAATTAACAAATAAATCTGGTGCTATCATTGAAAGAAAAAAAATTGATTATGAGAACAATATAAAAATTTGGACTCAAAGAGG